TGACAAGAAACACACATGGTGTTTACAGGTGGCGAGCCAATGATTAAAGGCACACAACCTGGCATGATGGATATCTTAGATGAGTTCGGTAAAAGAAATAACATGCCTAACTATGTAACAATAGAGACTAACGGTACAAGACCTATCGAAGATAACTTTGCTAACTATATACAAGATTGGTCATCAAGTGGTAGAGAATGGTACTGGAGTCTGAGTCCTAAACTATGGGCAACTGCTGGTGAGAAATCTAAGAAAGCAATCAAACCTGAAGTAATCGGTAGATATGCAGAAGTATCTAACAAGGGTCAGTTAAAGTTTGTAGTCAATGGAACCGACGAGAGTTGGAGAGAAGTAGAAGAAAATATAAAACTGTTTAGAGAAGCAGGATGTAATTTTCCCGTATGGATTATGGGAGTAGGTGGAACATATGAAGGTCTAGTTCAGACTGAAGCAACGATTGCAGATGAAGCAATACAACGTGGATACTACTATACTAGCAGAGTTCACGTACACATTTATGGTAACGCAATCGGAAAATAATAAAAATCAATGATTTACATGATAAATACATGTGAAGATTAGGAAAAATAACAATGAATTATCTATTAGAAGCATTAATCAAAAAACTTGAAGGCGAAGTCGCAATGGCAAAAGCCAACATCAAGGTATATGAAACTAACCCAGCAGGGATTGGTGAACACCCAGACGTGGTTCAAGCAATTGAAACACAGATCGAAGTGATAGCAGGTGCAGAGGAGAAGATAGAAACAATTCGTAAACATTACGGAACTTAATAAGTTTTTGTAGTAGTAAAGTAATATGGCATATTCACAAAAAGTAGTAGATAGATTTGAAGAAGTTCTCAAAAATCCCGAACAACACTCAGTAGGAAAATTTGATCCAAATGATGCAGACGTAGCAACTGGCATGACAGGCGCACCAGCATGTGGTGATGTAATGAAACTTCAACTTAAACTAGACAAAAATGAAAAGATTACTGATGTAAAATTTAAAACATACGGTTGTGGAAGTGCAATAGCAAGTTCAACGATGTTTGTTGAAATGTTAGTAGGCAAAACAGTAGAAGAAGCACAGTTAATTAAAGACAGAGATATCGCAGAGGCATTAGAGTTGCCTTCCATTAAACTGCATTGTTCAGTACTAGCGGAAGCAAGTATTAAAGATGCTCTTAAAAACTGGGACGGGAAGCGAGAAGAATTTATTGGAAGTAGTGATAGCATGATTGGACATAACAGTCAAGGACTACTTCAAATAGAGGAACCGACTACTACAGTCGAAATTTAACACACACAACTACGGAGAGAAATGCCAATAAAGTTTAAACCATCACAAACTGTTATCGTAAGAGGAACAAGTAAAAAAGTAACAACACATTATTACATGAAACAAGTATCTAAAGAAGAATTGTTTAAAGAAATTAATGCAGATAAGCCTAATAAAAAACGCAGAGCAAAATGCATCAGAGAGTTAGAACGCAGAGGAGTTAATATAAGTTGGACAAGCATACCGAAGGACAGTATCGCATAGACGAGTCTAAATTTGGCAGAGGAGTATTTGTTACTCAATCAATAACAAAAGGTAGTTCAATTTTAAAACTAACAGGTCCTCATATATCTTTACAAGAAGTATATCGTAGGGGAGAGCATCAATGCAATCCACTTCAAATTTCTAATGAAACATATGTCGATCTGGAACCCCCGGGTTTATTAATTAATCATCATTGTAATCCAAACTGTGGTATACTCAACGATGATACTATCATTGCATTAAGAGATATTGAAGCAGGAGAAGAAATCTTCTATGATTATTCTACTACGATTAGTGATGATTTTGAAGAAGACGGAAGTGAATTTTTTATGCCATGTGACTGTGAAGACATACAATGTAGAAATAAGATAGGTGATTTCAAGTATCTGTCTGAATCCAAACAACAGTATTATCTTTCAAACAATACAGTAATGTCTTTTATTGTTGAAAAGGCTTGACATTAGTAATAAAAACCAGTATAATAATCGAACTATGATAACTATACACCTGACGGGAGTTCCCAGCCGAGTTAGGATACAAAGATAATAAAGATGGGCCGAACATACATAAACAATATAGAGATTGAAGGGTGGCGTCACCCTTCCTTTTTGGGTAGATTGCAGTTGACTGGCATATTAAAAGGTAGTATAATATAACATATGTATAATAAACGAATAGCATTTCTAATGTCTTACCAACATCTTATACCACATGGTGGTATAGGGCAGTTTGCTTTAAGTTTCGTAAAGCAAATGAAGGATAACAATGTCAAAGTTGATATCATTACAGATAAGTTTGATAAACATACAGAGTTTACAAAAACTTTACAGAACGATGGTGCTAGATTTATCTATACAGACAATCCCTTACCTTATTCTAAACATCAAGGTATCTTCATGTACGGAGACAGTTATTGTTTAGAACGCATGATTAACTTTAGAAACTCTGTGATCAAAGCATTAGAATCTAACCTATATGATTCTATCGTATGTAATACATATGAGACTTCACGTTTGATGTCTGAGATTGGTCTAGAAGATTGTATTCAGATTATCAACTATACACATTTAGAAAGTCAATTATTTGAGAACACAAAGAATCCTTTCTTAGACAATGTAAATGAGTCTATGCGATTACAAATGTTAATGCCTAATACAACAATCGGTACTCAGAGTGAATTCAATTCACAAATATTAGGAACGAAGAAGGGCATTCATTTACCTATTCCGTTACCTGAACCTAGTTTGTTAGAAGAACATCACAAAGAAAGAACAGGTGTTTTGTTCATAGGTAGATGGGAAGAAGGAAAAGGTCCTGAAGACTTTTTAAAAGTGATCGAATCAACTAAGTTACCTGCTAAAGTAATGACCAATGCAAATGGTGCTAAGAAGTTTGAAGCACGATTAAAAGAAATGGGTGCTGAGTATGAGATCAAGTATGGTATCATAGGACAAGAGAAAGTAAACTTTATCACAAGTGCAAGAGTAGCATTTAATCCTAGCACAGTAGAAAGTTATGGTATCGCCTTCTTAGAACAACATATACAATTACCGACAGTTGCATATGAAGGTATGCGTTGGTTAAAGAACTTTAATGATAAGTATTACTATACAGGAACTAAAGAAAGTGTAGCAATGACTATTAATGTTCTTTACAAAGAGTTTCCGACAGCGGAGTCTTACTATCAGTTAGGTTCTTTAAAACATTACAATGAACAAGAAAATCTAATTGCAAGTAAGTGGTTATCATGCTTTGATAGTTTTACTAGTAAACAATCTAATACATCTACAGCAGGTATACTAAAACATACAACAATAAGTCATGCAGACTACATTACTAGTCTGAATAGAAACACCATATGCATTGATGATGTCCGAAGTGTATTGACTAACAAGCACAAATTTAATATAATATATACAGACACTGATACGTGGTTAACAACTGATGAAGGATTTACTCCAGCAGAAACTGTATCAACAACGCAATCAGCACAATTATTTGAAGGATTATAAATGGATTGGATCACAAAATTCTGGAAGAAACCAGAAATAAAACAAGAAACAGTTGTAATAGATATGATGAAGGATGATATAGATCCTGCGGCATTAACTGTTGAAAATGCATACAAAACTAGATGGATATGGTATCATACAATATTAGCCATAGGCATCTTTACTACTAACGTATTGTTAATAGCAATACTAACTATATTGGCAATAAAATTATGAAAAAAGTATTAATAACAGGGTGTTCAGGTTACATAGGTTCACATTTATGTAAAGCATTAGATGAAGAATATGATGTTTGGGGTTTAGATATTATAGCACCTCAACACCCAATCAAAGAAGGACAATTTATTCAGCATGATATCAATCATCCATTTGGAGAGTTCCCGGAAGAGTTTGATGCAGTCATACATCTAGCGGCGAGAGTTAGAGTTAATGAAAGTCAGCAGATGCCTATTCAGTACTACATCACTAACCTCAATGGTACGATGAATGTCTTGGCAAAGATAAAGACTAAGAACTTTATATTCGCATCGACAGGTGTTGCAGAGTACTGTTATGACCCATATGGTACATCTAAGAAGGCGGCGGAAGACTGTGTGATAGAATATTGCATGAGACATAATGTACAACCTTTTACTATCTTTAGATTCTACAACGTAGTCGGCTCATCAGGCTTTGCTCCTACTAATCCAGACGGGTTAATGCATAATCTTTTACAAGCACCTGAGAGAGGAGAGTTTACGATCTTCGGTAATGATTATCACACAACAGATGGTACATGTGTAAGAGATTACATACATGTAGATGAAGTCTGCGAAGGTATCAAACTAGCAATAGAAGAACCAGCAGAAGAAATTGAATCATTAGGAAATACTACAGGAACATCAGTAGAAGAAATGGTTAACATCTTTAAAGAAGTAAACAATGTAGACTTTGAAGTTAAGTATGGTGATCGTAGATTTGGTGATCTACCAGTAAGTGTATTAAAAGATAAGTCTCGTTATATGAAAAGTTTATATTCTATAAAAGAACTTCTCAAAATCTAAGAAGCAGGTGGATCATCTCCACTACTAGATGTTCTAGCTGGCACAACAGGGAAATGGCAACTTCCACCTTGTGATTCATTTCCCGCATTTAAATGTTTATTAAAAGTCAATAACGGATTGTTAATTGCATAACTATAACAGCAACATGGATTATGATTAGGGTTTGCTTGCCATTTGGCATTAGGTTGAACTTTACCTGGATCTTCACCGGGTATAACAGTAACACCGTTATACGTGAAAGTTTTATTTAACTTAATACTACCACTAAAACCTATACTATCCCAATTTGTATCTCCTACTTTTACAATTTTATATACTGTATTTGTAACTAAAGCATCAAGAGGATATGTATCTGGATAATTTGCATTAAAATGAACATTGTATCCGACCTCGGCATATGTCACAGCACCCGGGTCTTGTATTTCTCCAGGCACTTTCGGAACACCATCTGACTCATTAGTCAATCTCCAGAACCTTTGACCTAATTTATATCCTGATCGATCACGTTGTGCATCAAACCACTTTTTAAAACCTGCATCTCCCACTCTCGGACTAGCACTAACTGATCCTCTTATTGTTTCAAATAGTTGATCATCATTACTGTCTACTAAAGTAGTAGCCCATGCTGTAACTAATGTAGCAACAGAAGAACCTAAACTATGTCCAGTAACTATAAGATGTTTAATACCTAAAGCAGGCAATTTGTGTAAGGCCTCATATAATGTTTCTGTTTGTCCAGCTACTGGCATACCATGCGGACGTGCGCCTGCCTCATTACCAGGGGTAGAATTAATACCGAGCCCAGTAAAATATTCAGAAAATCCTTTATGACATTTTCCTTCTCCGCCTGAAATAGGATTGTTTACATGAAAATATTTAAGATCAATGAGAAAATCAGATGCCGTTAATGTACCTCTGAATATTAGATAAGCCGTATGAGGTTTACCCTTTTCAGTTGCTATAAAGCAGGCTGGACCTCTGTTGGGTGCACCGAATCCGGAATAAGGAGAATAAACAGTCCAAATTACCGGTGAAATAGGTGTGAAGTTTGTCCACAATGCACCGTATACTGTTTTTGCTGGCTCAGAAGGTTGACTATCTACATCGCAAGTGGATCTAAAAGTAGGTGACCATGACACATCATTTTTGTTGCCAGGTTCTTCAGTTCCGCCGGGGTAACCATTTTGCCAGTCTTTGGCCATTTGACTAGCGACATCCACTAACATACTACATCTTTGTTGTTGGTCTATGTATTCGGGTTCTTCAACTATTGGGTGTTGAATCATTTGCCCACGTGGATAATGGAGCATAAAAAGTCCTTAATGCATTAATAAATAAGTGCCTAAAACGTCTGCACGGTTAGCAGAATCGTCTCCGTCACCTGGCTTGACTATGACGTTATATATTCCTCTTTTGAATGAACGATCTCCGTCTGCTACACCACTGCCGACTCCGCCGCCTCCCAATGGTATCTTCATCATTTCATCATATGTGATTATAGATTCAGGTTTGATAGAATATTTAAGTGCCATGCGGTCTTTGAATGTTTGATAGTCTTCTTCACTGTTCCATTGCCATCCGCCATCAGGTCCTTTAACTAGTCTGGTTCCATCTTTTAATAAAAGATCACCGAATAAATCTTTTGGAACAACAACTGAATGTTTTTCTAGACCAAAGTCTACTCGTTTTTGTTCTGCTTTCCTTGCACCCATTGAGAAATTAATCATAAAGTTGGGTGGTCTGTTTTGTGTTGAGCCTGAGACATCTGCCATTTTAGTATAAGCATAGAAGTCTACTGTAGGATGAGTAGCGGCTAAACTGTATGCTAACTGTAAGTATTCGTCTGAGAAGAAATCTCCAGCATCATGCCAACGCACAACAACTTTATGTTTCTCTAGTTTAGCATCACCTTTACGTTTTTGTTCATCAATCTCTGCATTTAATTTATCAAAGAAACCACTTGGGTCATTGTATAAGAAGTTTAAGATTCTTGTTTGACTCATTGATACTGGAGCCCACTGTACATATCCACCTTTTAAAGCATAACAGAATGTCTTACACTCTCCTGCTCCTGGACAAGTATTGATAATAACGAACTCTTTCTTTCCTTCATCGTAGCCTAAACCTGTTAAAGCAGGTAAACCAATGTTATAGAAGATACTAGTTGTACCGTCACTGTGTTGCATTTTTTCATTTTGCTTAAGTAACTTAGTAGGCCTTTGAGTAATGTCAGCAGCCAGTTTATCTAAATCAAATCTTTTTCCGTCTGGATCTACGATTGGAATAAGATTTTTAACATTTGATCTATGTACATAAGGAAGTTTATACTTGTCAGTTTTTCCTTTCTTTTTATCTAAAATTCTATCTAAGTAATCATTTAATTCTTTATCTTTAATAGGTTTAGATTGTGCATCAATTGCTTCCTCTACTTCTTCTCCAGAATCATAGTCTTTTACGATCTTACCAGTCTGTCCGCCTAATTGTTTGATATGTCTTAATTCTCTGGCCCATTCACCTTCATCTTTGTCAGCTTTTGGTTTGTCTTTGCCTATAAATCTATCAGCAGGGTCTTTAATTCTGTCTGCTAAATCTTTTTCTGTACTTTTACTGTATGGAACACCTTCAGCATAAACTTCTGTATCTTCAGGGTCGGTGACTTCTAATTCATCTGCTACACCAGTAACAACTTCATCTTCTCTGGGACCAAAGCCTATTCTAACTGGATCTCCGTTTTGATCTACATGTCCTGTACCTACGCATATTTCACATGTTTCAAATTCTCCGTCATCATCATATGGATCAATAACTACTCCATCGCCGTCACAGTAACTACACTGATATATTTTGCCAACTTCAGCATTAGCCGAGTCAGCCGCAGTAGGCTCCCAATCAAATTCTTCTAATGTTTCTGGTGCAGATCCAAAGTATGCATCCATTTCACTATCGATAGTATCTGGTTTATTGTCAGAGATGTTTTCTTCTACTTCTGCATTTGGAATGCTAACACCTTCGTCTTTCAAAAATTCGGGTAATGTTTCTACTTCCCAACCATCGATCATAGAATCCATGGTTTCTTCTGCATGTCCTGCAAATCTTGCATTATTTTTAACGAAATCTGATGTTTCGCCAGGATTAGATTCGGGTAAATGCGGCTTGACATTACTCTCATTTTCCGTTAACATGTTCAGTATGTTTCTTATATCACTCATAGATTTATTCCATCACTTTATAAGAGTATTTATCAATGTTAACAGAATATAAAAGGAAAGTATGAACATATTTTATTTAGACAGCAACCCAGTCAAATCAGCAGAACTGCATTGCGATAAGCATGTGGTCAAAATGATCATAGAGTACGCCCAGCTTATGTCTACTGCTCATAGAGTACTAGACGGTGATCTCTATGAAGATAGAACTGCTAATAATCACCGCATCAAACGTTGGAGACTCAGTGATAGCAACATGGAGAATGTTGTCTACAAAGCATCTCACATCAATCATCCGAGTGCTATATGGACACGTGCTAGTGATTCAAACTATCAATTTGTGTATGATATGTTTGTTGCTTTATGCAACGAGTATACACACAGGTACGGTAGAGTGCATCTGACTGAAGAAAAACTCAAGGACCTTCTACAGCATTTACCCAATAATATCGCAAGTGCTGACTTTGTAGAACCTCCCCAAGCAATGCCCGATGATGTTAAGACATCTAATGCAGTTGATGCCTATCAGAATTACTACAAAGTTTACAAGAAAGACTTTGCTAAGTGGACTGACAGAGAGACACCGGCGTTTATGAAAAATATAACGGGTAAAGATAATCTCTCTAAATACATATACAGTGAGGAATTAAATGTTTGAAAAAATAAAAGACATGTTCGGTAAGAAAAAGCCCGAACCTAAAAAGAAATCTGCACCGAAACTTTCTGAAAAAGAGATAGCAACAAGAGCCGGCGAACCTTGGGTATCAATACTAAGTGTTGATGTTGCCCCTGACGATATTAATAACGGTTCCTTTGAAATGGATTGGAATGATAAGTTTCTTTTAAATCTAATTAAAGCAGGATACAAAGAAAAAGATGATGACAAAGACGAAACAATCGTTGATCGTTGGTTTCAACAAGTGTGTCGTAACATTGCATTAGAAGTGTATGAGCAAGAACAAGCAGATCCTTATAATAGAAAAGATACAGATCCAATTACAGGTGCTGAGATGCGAGTTGTCTCAAAAAAAGACTTAGGTGACGGAAGATATGAACAAAGTTGAGGTAAACATATATGTATGATATAAGTGAAAAAGGCGAGAAACAATTTAAACGAGTAGAATACCTACTGTGGGGATTATACCCCATGATCATATTAATGTTTTGGATGATTGATTAATGGAAAATTTAGTATTTTGTAAGAAGTACCAAGAAGAATTACCAGCAATGGATTTTCCCCCTTTACCAGGTCCAGCTGGCAAAGAGTTATTAGAAACTGTTTCTTTTAAAGCATTTGAGGCTTGGAAGTCTCATCAAACTACTCTAATCAATGAACGTAGAATGGATTTATCTAATCCTGAATCTAGGGCTTTCTTAATAGAAGAAATGCATAAGTTCTTTAATAACCAAGAAGTTGCACAAGCAGAAGGATTTGTAGAACCTGAAAAAGCACTTGATGATGCAGTCAAATCATTTACCCCTCCCCCTCCCCCAATAATTTAATTTACCCTTTTTACCCATAAAGGCTTGCAATATGCGTAGTTATTGCGTATAATAGTATCTTATTAAATGATAAATAAGAGACTTAAATGAAATACGCCCTTATAGACACAATGAACGCTTTTTTTCGTGCCAAGCATGTTGCATCACGTAATGCAGATACTTGGGAGAAGATAGGTATGGCTTTACATTTGACTCTAGGGTCAGTTAATCAAGCAGTTCGTAACTATGGCGTTGATCATGTAGTTTTTTGTTTAGAAGGTCGTTCATGGCGTAAAGAGTTTTACACTCCGTACAAAGCAAATCGTAAAGTACAAGAACAAGATTTGACTGAAGCGGAAATCGAAGAAAGTGAAATGTTCTGGGAGACTTATCAAGCATTGATTACATACTTGACTGAGAAGACTAATGTAACAGTCTTACGTGATCCGAATGCTGAGGCTGATGACTGCATAGCACGTTTCGCCGCACTACATCCTGACGATGAGCATATCATCATCTCAACTGACACTGATTATCTACAATTGTTATCAGAGTCTGTTCATATGTACAACGGTGTAAACAAGCAATTAATTACGATTGACGGTTACTTTGATGACAGAGGACGTCCAGTCATTGATAAGAAGACTATGGAACACAAAATATTAGAAGACCCTCAGTATCTATTGTTTGAGAAGTGTATGCGTGGTGACACTAGTGATAATGTGTTTAGTGCATATCCTGGTGTACGTAAGAAGGGCAGTAAGAATAAGACAGGTCTGCTAGAAGCATTTGCTGACAAAGACAAAGGTGGTTTCAACTGGAATAACATCATGTTACAACGTTGGACTGATCATAATGAAATCGAACACAGAGTACGTGATGACTATGAACGCAATCGTACATTAATCGATCTCACTGCACAACCAATTGAGTTTAGAAATCAAACTGATAAGTGTGTAAAGGAAGGTGTATCGTCTAAAGAATCTGTCCCGCAAGTTGGAGTACATTTTATGAGGTTCTGCGGTAAGTATGAATTGAATAGAATTAGTGATCAAGCAGATGTGTATTCTAAATGGTTGAACACGCCATATACTGGCAAACTAGTAGAAAAGGTAGAATAAAGAAAAATGAATAATATATATGTTTACGAACTTAATGGAGAAAAAATGATATTAGATATAGAATTAACTGCGAAGCCCATCACTGATGGAGAGTTTTGGATATTGACAGATGGTGAACGAAAAGTAGGTAACGTGTGTGCAAATAATGTAGGAACGTTTAACGTTAATCTACAAAATGAAATGTTTGAATTTGAGTCTATTAGCAAAATTCAAAAGAAAACTAACATTAAATTTATTGTACCAAAAGAATCTATTGCTAAAGTAGAAACACCCTATCCTGAATACCCGACTACCACGAGAACATATAACTCAGTTTATGATGTTAAACGTGGTCTTCATGTCTTTACAAAGACTAAAAAATCTAAATGCTTTCATGCCGCAGGGTACTTTGTAGTAGAACACAATGGCATAGAACAAGTTATTTTTTGCCCAAAATACATCTTTATACAACGATATCCGTATAAAGGACCATTCAAAACCAAGATAGAAGCAAAAAATCTGATAAATATATAAGCATATTATGTTACACATAAAAGATTTTGTGAACAAGGTATCGATGGGAGAAAGCAAGGCTAGTACCAATGTTGTTCTCCCTATAGATCATGCCAGAGGTTTACGAGATGATATAGTTATGTTGTTAGCAGAATTACACGAATTGAAAAAGGAAAAAGAAAAAGATGAAACAATTGATGTACAGGTTAAAGGCGGAAACTTCAAGTGAGTAGAAGTCAACCACATGTGATCCTGGAGTACGTAGATAAAGAAACATACAAGTGCGATCAAATTATTGAAGCATCCGGTATATGGGCAGTCTACTATGATGACCAGCCTATTAACTTAAAATCTTCACATTACTTAACAAGTGATGCCGCACCTAAATATAAAAAAACTAGTTTCTCTAATCCAGGTCATGCAAGAAATCTTTGCAGAAAATTAAATGCACAATTTAAAACTGACAAATTCACAGTATGTTTTTTGACTACCGGACGTACAGTGTATCCGGATGAAATTTCCTAAAACCAAAAAAGAAATTACAGAAGCAATCTTAAATGTAATTCCTGCAGGAGTAATACCCAATAGTGTGCCAATTGGTGATACTATATTTAAGATGTGGTTAACTGGTAGAGGCGGGCAGGGTTTAAGATTAAGTGATGATGGCTTACAACTCTTTGAGTTAGCAAAAATTGAATATTATGATTTTGAATTAGGACTAAATCCTAAGACAATGCACAGACGTAGAATCATTGCTCCAGAAGCCTTTGTGCAAGAAATAATCAAAAAGATTCAATGCCCTTATTACCTCGGTGTCCATAAGATAAGGGGTAAAAAGGGAGAGCCTTTTATTAGAGTCTATGATCACAAGACAGCAATGATGATTACCCTGCAGGGGAATCTAAGAGAATACTTAGATTCTAAAAATATATGACAAACGATAAAAGATGGCAAGATAACTCAGACGGTTGGGTTACTACCATGAACAAGTCAAAAGAAATGAAAGAGAAGTATGAAGTTTACATGAAAGAAGAATTAAAAAAATCTACAGGTGCAATTATATCCTATAGAAAATGGTTGAGAGAAAACAAATGATTGATATAAGAATAGCATGACCGTCACGCATAACCAGTATGCATATAGGTTATGGGCAATGCACAAAATATAAGTTTTAGTAATACAGGCATAAATAGACATTGTAGGAGGGTCCTACATAGCAGTATTTTTTACGCAATCCTAAAATCCATTATTAGGTGCATATCAAATACTAACCTTGCATCACACACACGGAGACAACATTGAAAATAATCTTTAATATGAAGCAATACTGTCCTAATTGTGAGACTTTTGGTGAAGTAATGTTATTCGTAACAACTACTTGGATCATGTTTCACTCATTAGGTCAATTAACTTACTAGCATTTAGCAGTAACAGCAGTTCCTCAGAGAAGACTCAAACTAAAATGCCCATTTCGCAAGATTTGGGCATTTTTTTGTTGACTTTGGGTACCATTTTGTGTATACTATATAAACACTTGACACATATAGGTACACAGAATGACATTTTATCGACATATAATAATTGTTCCTTTAGTAGGAATTCTTACAGCATGTGGTGGTGGAGGTGGAGGTGGTACTGATGTTGCTGGCGCTCTTATTACAGCAGGCGGAACTACTGGGGGAGGAAATAGTGGCAACACTACTACACCAACCGTATCATTATCAGCAAGTACCTATGAGATTGTATCAGGAGATAAGACTACTTTAACTTGGTCTAGTTCTGATGCATCGTCATGTACAGCATCTGGAACATGGTCAGGGAGTAAAGCACTAAGCGGTAATGAGAACATCACATTAGATAGTTATGGTGATTACACGTTCTCTATCGACTGCTCAGGCGCTACAGCAAGTATACAAGTAACTGTATCTGACAATGACAGTGAAGGGTCATGCACTAACCCTCATAGTGCAAAAATCAAACAATCATATATCGGTAATTACGAAATACCTATACCACAAAATTCATTTAGTGATGATCATCTTAAGTCAATAGGATTTAAAGATTACGGCGTAGAGTGGATATATAAAAACTTTGAAAACAGAGGTGATAGTTGGATATCAGATTGTACCCAAGAAGAATATGTCAAGTTAATGTATCGTACAACATTACGTCAATTAAAAGATCACGGAGTAACAACTGCATGGGTATATAACTTTGGATATTGGCAAGATCATACAGAGTCTTGGCAACTTAATCATAGTCGTAAACATTTAAGTGATTGGGTAATAGAATTTATTGCCGAGACCGCACAAGACTTAGGAATGAACATGCATTATGCATGGCAGTTCTTAGCATTAGATGATCAAAACAATCTTCTGTTTCCCTTTGACGGTCAAGCATATGTTGATATGTCTTTACTAAAAAAAATTATGAATACACATGAAGAACATATATTATGGGAAGCAGATAGGTTACAGCAATTAGGTGTAACATCTATGTCAGCGGATTGGAGTGCTATGTGGGTATGTTTTTGTGGTCTAGAAAATGAAGCAAGTTCTTCTGAACGTGACCGACTTAAAAGTTATTATATGGAAAGAATGGCATCAATAATCTCTCAGATTAAAGGCAGATTTGACGGTGAAGTATATGTAGGTGAAGGTATAATATGGAATGATTCACGTGTATTCGATCAAGTAGACGGTGTCATTGGCAGTCTGCCTAACTTATTATATGATGATGAAGTAGCAGGTGCTAATGTAGAACTAATAGAAGAACGTGTATCAGAATATGTTACACAACTCTATGATTCATGGACATGTAACGATAATCAACCATGTTGGGAGTACACTACATATCAGTTACCTAAAGTTATTTGGAATATGTTTGCTCAAAGCCATGCATCATTCTTAAGTAAAGGTTGGGTCGAAGACGGCTTTTGTACTCAAGGAACTTATGACGATGTTTACTATGATGATTGTATGCAATGGAATGTTCCAACTGATTTTTCAGCACAAGCAATATTTATAGAAGGTATGTTACGAGCAATAGATAAACAGCCTTGGTTTGAAACAAAAGGAACAACAGCAAGTACGGCTTATTGGTTATCAGATACACTTATTCCTGATCAAACTGAAAGGCTTGGATTTGGGCTAGAAGGTTTTCCTAATATCTCACAATCATTGAGAGGTAAGCCAGCAGAAAAGATCATTAAGGCTTGGTATACAGGCGAATACGAACAATATAATCCGGAGGTGGAATAATGAGTATTTTAGATAACGGTCGTAATGCGGCTAATATTAAATGGGTTGCACAATTATTATATAATGGTGGCATTGATGAATTAACTAGTTGGTTAGCAGAACAAGATCAACATACAAAAGATGATATTGCCAGCTTATTTCATAATCTTTCTTATTATATTAGAGAAGAATGTGAGCCAAAACTAACTGAAGCAGAATATGATGCCCTTGAAGTATCTGAACCTGATTATCCGCAAGTTTGGGAGCCTTTACGACTAGTAAAGCCAAAATAAATGCAAATAAATGCAAATAAATGCAAAAAAGGCTTGACTTTGGGTACCCAAATACGTTATAATATACTCATATTATGAAAAACAAAGGAAACAATATGTACTATATAATCGATAACACTAATCAAGCAGTTCACAGAGAGCCTAATAAGAAGTCTTATGCTTCTACTCAGTACAAGACTACTGGTGCCGCTAAAGCTGGTATCACTAGAACTGTAAAATACTATCAGAAGGCTTTTGATCAAGTTGCTGAATGCGTTGCTAATGGTGAATCAGAATACATGGCTAACATGTACAATGCATACCGTGATGCTACTGAAGCACACTTTGGTAGAGTTCACAAACAGTTTGCATCGTCTTATACGGTTGTTGCTGTTGCAGATTATGTAGAACCAATGATTACTAAGACTGGCATCTGCCCAGGTACTGGTAAGCAAATCACTGTAACTGAAGGAGTTAATACTCCTCATTACATGTCAACACTTTCAGAATCATACTGGAGTGCATAAGGAATGAGAACTATGCGTAGAAATCAAATTGAATATTCAGCCAACGATGTTTGGGCGGCTTCTGCAAAAGCATACTTGATGAATGGTAAGACCTACATCAAGGCACATGAGAAGACTGATAAAGTCACTCCGAACCGAGACGTTATGAAGCAGTTGCTAGAAGACAACCTCAAGGGTATCGATGCGACTACTAAGAACCTCGGTGTGCAAGTTCGTCAACACTATAAAGCACTTACATTCAAATCCTTACAAGGTGGTTGGATGTCTGACTTTGACAAGGCGGCAATGGCTCTCGCAGACAAAGACATAATTACCGATATGAAAGATTTCGGTATGATTGCAAGTCTTCCAAAGTCATATGATCGTGCTATAGTAAAGAAAGGTCAAGAGGACCGAATTGCTTTGGAGTCTAAGACCTCTACTGCAATCGGCAAAATTAAAGATAGAATAGAATTGGACGTTACTGTCCTCAGAACTTTTCTGTCTCACAAGTATAATTGCTACTTTATCACTGCTAAGACTAGCACCGATTCAGTAGTATTTTTTGCTTCATCTACTATACACCCAAAAGTAGATACCGAACTAAGAATTAAAGGCACAGTTAAAGGTCATCGCACAGACGATCATGGACTAGTGACTACCCAGTTGAATCGTGTAAAAGTAATGGAGGAAGTATGAAAAACTTAGCAATAGGCTTTGTCATAGGATATTTGGTTTGTACCTTTATCTTTGGTGGAGCAGGCGCTGTCGGAAATTTGGTCGAGCAATCGTTCAGTCAAGTTTCTATATGGTGGAGCCAAGGTCTTGATATGTTTAATAGTTATGAACCGAAAGGTTGACATTGAATTTGATTGGCTGTATAATAATAGTATATTAAGGAGACACATATGAGTGCAAGTTGGATACATAAACTAAATGAAAGCAATTCAAAATTGCACAAGCAAGATGTTTTGACTCAAGCATTAGAAGCCGCAACATTAGGCAGTGATAATGCAGATACGTTTTTAAAACTTGCTGGCATGTGTTACAATCCATATGTTACATTTGGAGTCAGAAAGATTTCTGATAATCAGGAATCAGATAGAGAATATGCTAACCCTTATCCAGAGTTTATTGAATTACTAGAACAACTTAAAGAACGTAAGTTAACTGGTAATGACGCCATTGATGCAGTAGCAAAGATGTCTCTACAATTTTCTAGTGATGAATGGAACAACTTTTGTGCTCCAGTCATTCGCAGAGATTTACGTGCAGGATTTTCAGTTGCTACAATCAACAAAGTTTGTAAGAAGACTGACTATGAAGTACCAGTCTTTAAATGTCAACTTGCTACTAACGGAGACGGCAGACCTGAAATGTCAGGCACTAAAAGACTTGAGCCTAAATTAGATGGCGTCAGAGTTCTGATGGTAGTATCGATGGAGCCAGGCATGTATGATCATCCTGAGCCAGTCGCAACATGTTACAGTCGTAACGGAAAAATCTTTGAGAACTTCACTCACATTGAAGATCAAGTAACCAACAATGTCCAAAGCATTATTGCTTTACTAGGCAGTAAGATTGGTAATTGCTCTAAAGGATTTGTATTCGATGGTGAAGTTGTTGGAGCATCATTCAATGAGTTAATGAAACAAGCACGTAGAAAAACTGATGCTAAGGCTGATGATACAGTGTTTCACGTATTCGATGTTATGCCGTTAGCAGACTTTCAACGTGGGCATTGCAACGCACAATTCAGAAAACGTATTACTGCAATGAACAACTTAAGACCTCTATTAGAAAACCTCAGTTCTGTAGAAACTATGTCACACATCATTGTTGACTTAGACACTGATGAAGGCAAACAACAAATTAAAACATACTCTAACGATATGGTCAATGCAGGATTTGAGGGCATTATGATCAAAGATTTAGAGGCACCATATGAGTGCAAACGTAATCTCTTCTGGATGAAATGGAAGCCTACTATTACTGTAGACTTACAAGTCATCGATATCGAAGAGGGTACGGGAAGAAATAAAAGTAGATTGGGTGCATTAGTTTGTCAAGGGACAGACGATGGCAAACTGATCAATGTTAATGTTGGCTCTGGATTTTCAGATGATCAACGAGCCGAATTTTATAGTAACCAATTTGATGTTATTGGAGAAACTGTTGAAGTATTATGTGATGCAGTATCTCAAAATCAGGATGGCTCATACAGTTTAAGGTTCCCTAGATTCGTCAGATTTAGGGACGACAAATAGGAGAATATTATGACAATAAAAGATACGTTTAAAGACGAAGAAGGAACTCTGCACACACTTGCAGATATGCTTCCAGCACAACCAGGTGATGAAGATTACATTGATGTTGACGGAGGTCAATGTTGCTGTGGTGAATATCAATGCAATGAAGAATACTCACATTGGAGTTCAGGTCACTAATGGCTAAGGTAATTCATGCAACGATGTCTGAATGGCATCAAGTACAAAGAAAATATTCATTAATAATTGATGTACAATATATTTTTGATCTACATGAGGGAGATAAAACCCTTGAAGAATGTCAAGTTATATTTGACAAGATTGCAGAAGGTGAAATGCCAGTCGAAGACTTAGAAGAAGTCGGAAACTTTGGCATGGACTGGGATTACCAAGACGATGATGATTGGTGGACTATGAGAAAGGGTGGCTTTGATGTTACCTATGACCAAGAGGTAATAGATATAGATGAGTGATAACAATCTAAACGATTTTGAAAATAACAAATTAAGGCTAGATGAACTAGTTGGTTCCAAATATGTTTTCCCAGATGGGGACTTTATTCAAGTTAAAGAAATTAAAATAAGAGACAAACCTATAGATGGCCAAGGAATAGATGGGAGTGCTCCTTTTATTACTTACTTGATTCAACAAGGTCCAGGCATACCAAGACAACTCAGTATGTTCTACCAAGAATTTATCGACACGTATGGACATTTGTTTACAAAAGAATTAGACAGAGAATAGTATTACTAAATAACCATGCTAAATCGCACTAAATACTATGTACGATAACGCAAAGGAAACCAATTATATGAAGACAAATTCATTTATAGCCTGGCTGACTTTAATTACAGCACTCACTATTAGTGGTGTTGCCATTTTTTATTCAGTATCAGGTTTAGCCGCAATATTCTCAGCGGCAGTTATCCCAATCATTATTATGGGAGGTGTATTAGAAGTAAGCAAACTTGTTACCGCAGTTTGGTTACATAGATATTGGGGAATAGCCACATGGTGGTTAAAGACATATCTAAGCATTGCCGTATTAGTCCTTATGCTTATCACATCTATCGGTATTTTTGGATTCTTATCTAAAGCACATGACACAGCATCAGGTAATGCAACAGAAGCCATAGCAACTGTAACGAGAATCGATGGACAGATTGCCAGAGAAGAAAACAGAATTGAAATACTCGGAGATCGTATTACAGGGATATCGTCTGGTACAGGGTTTGATATAACCAGTTCTATTACACAACAAGAAACAATCAGAGACGGTGCTTGGGATAGAGTACAAGATGAAATTGATTATGCAAAAGGGCAAATTCAAAGCATAAGAGATCAACTAGTTATTGACCTCAAAGCACAAGATGATAAACTAATACCGTTAGACAGCATTATAAACAGTTATGCTGATCAAGGCACTACTACAACAGAAACAGACGCAGGCGGATTATTTAGAAGTGCTGAAATAGAAGTAGTAGACAATGTTGCTAAAGCAAACCAAGTAAGACAAGAACAAAAACCAGAACGTGATGCTATTGAAGATGAAAAAGATAAACTGAGAAGAACCGCCCAAAGAGATATCAATAGCCAACAGTCAAATATAGATTCTTATAGAGGATCAGCAGAGACTACAATTGCAGATGCTAATAGAGAAATTAATCTTATAAGAGATAGATCCACATCATCACAAGACGATGACCTTAATCAGATTGACGAATGGAACCTTCAGATAGATGGTATCTATACTACAATCGATGGTCTTAAAGACGAGAAGTTTGAGTCTGAACAAACAGTTAGATTAGTTGAGAGTGAAGTAGGGCCAATCAGGTATATTGCTGAGTTCTTTACTGGTACCGAAGATGCAGATGCAAATCTATTAGAGTCAGCAGTATCATGGTTGATCATGGTTATCATCTTTGTATTCGATCCACTAGCAGTCTTATTGCTAATTGCAAGTCAGTACACATTTGAACAACGCAAAAAGGAAAACCCTAGCCTGGAAAAGCCTGAACCCCCTGAAGATCCAAATCCTCAACCCTTAGGCGGTTTTGAAGGGTTTGATACGGTTCCTTTCGGAATGGACGATAACATAGAAAAAGATTACGAGTTGATGAAGGAAGACATTGATAGTACTGAATTAGAATCAGGGTTTGATTTTACAAAAATACAACCTTCTATAGACGAAGTTCGCAACGCATTTAATGAATGGGAAGAAAGTCAAAAATTATTGGATGCAGCCTCGGTTGAAAAAAATCAGGTGGTTGAGCCTGTACCCGAGCCTATCTCAAAAGACCCAACGTTCTTGCGACAAATAGAAGAA